TTAATGACAAACGTTCCAGAGAAGATCCGTGAAGCATGGGCAGATGTCTATCGGCTATTTGATGTCAGTTATCAGATGGATGGGTCACAGGAAGCCTGGATTCAATATTGGAATAAGGCGAACAAGTTGGTTCAGAAATACGGTGACGAGATACCGTTATTGGAACTGCTTGAAGCGGTAGCACATATGATTGCCAAGTTCTGCGAAGGTAGAGAAACAAACAGTAGTTTGACATGGAATAAGGATGAGGATTATCCGTATCCGAAGGAGTGATTAATATGACAGGAACAATTGAATTGTGTAACAAAAACAGGGCAGAGTATTTTTTCATCCAGGGTGATGACGGTATCAGATACTTTGGTCATAGGCATCAAGCAATAGACAGAAAGAACTATAACCAATTTTGCTACAAAGGGAACAGGGTTACGTTCGTTCCTACATACCCAGAAGAAGAAGGAAAAGCACCTTCTGCAAATCAGATTTGGTTTGAAGAAGTGGACAAACATGATATGTGGAAAAAAGAAGAAAGAGAACGGGTAATGAAAATTGTATGGGATGTTTTGCACGAAGGTGTTTGCACAGACACTGTTGCCGACCAAGATTATGTATATGAACAGATTAGAAATCGTGTTGAAAAAATGTACTAAATGACGATTTAAGTGAGGAAAAGTATGGATGATTTTCTGTTATTCGTAGACGATTTACGACACAGGTTTCCGATTCATCTTGAAATTTATTATTCAAAAATTATGGATTGGTGCATAACCATAACAAAGAAAGGCTGTGCTTCAGATTATCCGAAATCACGGCACGATGGAGATGATGCGATTCTTGTGCAAGAACAAGGAAGTGATATGCAATTAGTGTTCGCACAAGCACACGTTCATCTGAAAGAATGGCTTTTAGAACATGACGGTGGTTATTGATTAAAATGACGCTTTTGTGAAGGTGGAAGTATGAAAATAGACATAAGCAAGAAGAACCCGTATGAAGCAGTTATAGATGTAATACGGGAATTAACGATGGAAAACGGATGCGAATGTATGTTTGAAAGAGTCGTCCGCATCAAAACGACTATCCTTGGCGAAAGCAACGAATTATTGCTTTTAGACGATCTTGACTATTATTGGGAAAACGATTGGTACGAAGGTGGAGAAGTAGAACTTCTTGGATTTATTGATGTTGATGATATAGATGTTCCACTTCTTAATTAAAGGCAACAATAACTAAATTGATTTAACAGGAGGTTACTATGGATATCGTAAAACAACTTCCCTTTGATGTATGTGAAAACTGCGGTGAGTTTATCCTGGATGTTAAGCAGCAGGAATTGTATTACGGTGATGGTGGGCATCACCTTGCACTCACTGTGCGTTGCAAGAACGCAGGTAAATGTCAGCAACTCAAACGAAATCTGAAAAAGTTGGAGACGGAGAATGTTACTGTCTCATGAGGTTTATGTCATCAGAAAGGGCAATCAATTCTTGGTTGGTTGCCCTTATGATGACACTTCCTATGTCCGGTACAGTACTGATAGATATGACGGATATAGGGATAAAGACTTTAACCGGATGCGTAGAGTTGCGAAGCAGATTGATGGTAGGGTTATGAAGTTTAATCCGATCACGGGTGAGATTACAGGAGGTTGGAGATGAAATTAAGGCGTGATGATGGAAAAACTGCTGAAGTAGAAATAGAAGGTGACAAGTGGACTTGGTGGTATGTATGCGGTGAATGCCACTCTGCTGTCAATTTAAGAGATGAAAAATGCCGTGAATGTGGAAGGAGGTTGATATGGGATGACAGACATTGAGAAGGTTATTGAAAACCTTGAGCAGATGCTTTCAAACTACGATATGTTGGATGATATCGTAATAAACAAAAATAACGAGATGCTGATGTTTCACCGTGCGGTAGCAAAAGCAGCCCTTGAACTGCTGAAAGAACAACAGGGGCATGATGGCTCATTCATAGTGGTTGACACTCATACAGGCAAAGAAGCAGATGTATATAACATTGCTCTGCATGAAGATTGGGCAAAACATCTTTGCTACTGTGACATGGATGGGTGGGCAATACAGGACGATGGTTCACTTCTGTTGCTTGATGAGTGCGGACGATATGCTTACGCAGACAGAGAAAGGTTTAAGGTGGTATGGGATGCCTGACATGGAGAAGGTTATCAAAGCGGTTGAGGAAGCTTTTGATTTAGTCCACAGCGATTTTATTGGCACAGATGATTTTAACGAAAAAGAATGGGAGCAGAATAAAGCTGATGCCCTTGCCATGCTGAAAGAGCAGGAACGCAAGAAGGGCAGTTGGGATTATGGAACACAATGCTCTGTTTGCAAAGGAACAATTATACCGCCAAAGGACAGGAAGGTTCGCATCAATTTCTGCCCGTGGTGCGGTGCGGATATGCGAGATTCTTATGAGTAAGGAAAGTCGGTGAAGTGAATGGACAGGGAGAAGGTTATCAAAGGTCTTGAGCATTGCCTATCAAGATACGTTGATGGATTGTGTGATGATTGCCCTTACATGGGTGAATTGGACAAATCATATATGATTCCAATGAAATGCAAAGAAATCATCATGCGTGATGCCCTTGAACTGCTGAAGGAGCAGGAAGCGGTTGAACCGATTAAACCGCTTGATAAGGATGATGATTATACATTTATGTGTAGCAACTGCAAAGGCGAATTGTTTTGCGGTGATGTGATACGTGATAATTTCTGCCCAACGTGCGGAAGGTCGGTGAAGTGGGAATGAAAGAAGCGATTATTCAGTATGAAGATACACCGTCCGGTGGACATCTTGCTATTAGTTGGAAACCACTTGTCAGGTGTAAGGATTGCATATATTGGAAAAATGGATATTTGAATTATGTTACACATGATTGGCTACCTTGCATGGAAGTTAAAACAACAGGCGATTGGTTTTGCGCTTGCGGAGAAAGGAAGACATCAGATGGGCAAATATAATTTTGAAATAACAGAGATCAATCCCAACACTGTACATGGAATGATACTGTCACAGATTAAACCAGGAAGCAGTGTTCTTGAGTGCGGTTGTGCCACAGGGTACATGACCAAGTTTATGAAAGAAAAACTTGAATGCAAAGTTAATATTATTGAGATTGAACCGGAAGCATTTAATAAAGCAAAGCAGTATGCAGAAGATGGTTATCTTGGAGACCTCGACGATAGTAAATGGCATAAGTTCTATAAATTCTATGATTATGAATTTGATTATATTTTATTTGCTGATGTGCTTGAGCATTTGAGAGACCCGTTTACAACGCTTAAATTGGCAGAAGATTTGCTTGCAGATGGTGGCAAGATCATTATCAGTATCCCTAACATCTGCCATAATGACATTCTGGTACGGATGTTCTATGACCATTTCAACTACTCTTCACTTGGTCTGCTTGACAATACACACATTCACTTCTGGGGTGGCAATGACCTGTCTTCATTCATTGAACAGGCAGGTATGAAACTAACCAATGTACAGGCACTCGGTATTCCTACGCAGCACACAGAGCAGAGGTATTCAGGTGATATAGATCCTACACTGCTTGAACTGTTGAAGAAAAGACCGTTTGGTGAAGTGTATCAGTATGTACTGACCTGTGAAAAATAATGAATCCTTGTGTGTTATGTAAAAGAGATCACTGTCCACAACGGTGCAAGCCAAAGGAAGACTATACTCGCCACATGAAAAAACTGAACAGAAAGATAAGGTGCAATGGCAATGATAGACAAATTGAAAAACCTAAAGAAGCATCTGAAACGGCAAATTGCTGAAGCAGATAAAGTTGATTCTGATTGGGTATATATCCTCCGTAAAGAAGCAGAAACTTGCCTTGAGTTAGCAGAAGCAGAAGATACCATTGTGGAAATGCTGATGGAAAGAAGAGGTAAGGTGCAGTGAAGATTTGCTATGAACAAGGTCTGTGTAGATGTAAATGTGGTGGTAAACCAAGGTATAGATACAGAGAACCTTTTCATTGGGTAGAATGCCAAGCAAAGAATTGCGAAGAGAGAACCAGGTACTACAAAGACATAAATGGTCGGTTCGATCTTGAATCAAAAGACAGAGCATTCAAAGAATGGAACGAAAGGATCAATACTGCCCTTTTAAGACATTCAATGGAACACTAACTAAATGATATAATTTGCTTACAGAGTATAATTTAAACAGTAAAGGAGTAAGCAAGGTGGGTAGAACAGGGAGTTATATAAAACTTGACAGAGGTTTGAAAAACAATTCTCTGTGGACAGAAAAACCATTTTCAAAGGGGCAAGCGTGGGTGGATCTGCTAATGCTTGCACAGGGTGTTGAAAAGAGCAGAGAGTATCGTGGGAAACGGCAAGTAATGCATAGAGGATGCGTATACACAAGCATATATTTCCTGTCTGACAGATGGGGATGGAGCAGAATGAAAGTGTATCGTTTCCTGGAAAAACTGATGATTGATGAAATGATTGTTGTACAAGGGTGGAGAACAGACGAGACTACTAACCGTACTGTACACCGTACTACAAACGAGACTAAATCCAAGACTACTGACGAGACTACTATAAGCATTGTAAATTGGGCATTGTACCAATATAGCGAGACTACTGACGATACTAAGCATAGACCTGTACGTAGTTCAGTAGACGAGACTACAAACGAGACACACAAGAGAAAGAAAGAGAAAGATACAGAGATAGAAAGAAAAGAAAAAAATAAAAAAGAAAGTCCATCCCCACTCCCCCTTAACGGGGGTGGGGATTCCCCCAAGGCAATGCGGTTAAAACCGATTGATGAAGGTACGGTTGATGACATACCGGAAGAGTTCAGAGATTTTTGCAAGACCTATGCTGACTATTGGAGGTTTAGGAACAGATGAGTGGTTATGTGATGAACGAAGATGACCTGTGGGGATTCATAACTACTCTTGGTGCGAAGACAAAGGTGCATGGTGACGAAGTGCAGTTTGAATACTGCCCGTATTGTCATGGTGGTGCGAAGAAGGACAAGTGGAAGTTTGGTGTCAATCGAAAGACAGGTGCGTTCGGCTGCTTCAAGGGTGGGTGCAATAAGCATGGACACTTTGTGCAGATGTGCAGAGACTTTGGGTACGAACTGATTGACAGTAATACCATGAAGTATGCCAAGTTTCCACAACCGGACAGAAAGATTGTACCAAGGGAGTCTGCAATAGCGTACTTAAATTCCCGTGGTATCAGCAGAGAAACAGCAGAGAGATATTCCATTACTGCTTTTGAAGACAAACCATATGTCCTGTGGATGCCGTTGTTCGATGAGGAAGGGAAACTTGTTGGTGCAAAAGAACGTAGGATGGATTGGAGAGAGACATCAAAGTTTCCGAAAGAGAAATGGACGGCAGGAAGCAAACCTGTGCTGTTTGGCATAACGCAATGTGTTGACTTTGAGTATGTGGTAATCACAGAAGGATTGATTGATGCATTGTCTGTTGCAGAAGCAGGAATCAAAAATGCCTGTTCTGTTCCAGGTGGGATGAATAACGATAAATGGATCTCACTAAACTATGCGTGGTTGATGAAGTTTGACCGGATTATCGTATTCGGAGACTTTGAGGACGGACGGGTCACACTGCTAAAGGACATATCTGCTCGTTTGCCAACAAAGATCTATGTTGTCCGTGATTCTGACTACCTTGGAGAAAAAGATGCCAACGCAATTTTGCAAAAGTTTGGTGCAGAAGAGGTACGGAACTGCGTTAACAATGCTATCCCGTTGCAAGTTGACCATGTAGTAGACCTGTCAGAAGTTGAGGATGAAGACCTGTCAGAAATGCCAAGGGTAAAAACGGGTGTGGATGAGTTGGACAGGGTTCTTGGCGGTGGGATTTATTACGGGCAAGTTTGTCTACTTGCAGGTAAGCGTGGTGAAGGTAAAAGCACATTTATGTCGCAGATGTTTGCTGATGCACTTGACCAAGGCATTAACTGCTTTGTCTATTCCGGTGAGTTGCGTAATGCTGATTTTAAACGATGCCTTAACTCTCAGCTTGCAGGTGCTGAAAATATGAGCATGAGATTAAACGACTTTCAAGAGCAAGATTGGTATGTAGATCCTGAGATGTCAAAGAGAATCAGCAGATGGTACAAGGGCAGAGCATTTATCTATGACACCGATTCCATTATGGATGATGACAAGATAGATATTCTTGGCACGATCAAACGGGTAGTGACTCAGAATGCAGTGCGGTTTGTCTGTATTGATAACCTCATGACGGCAATGGATATCTACGCAGGTGAAAACGACCTATACAATGCACAAGGGAAGTTTGTTGGAGAACTGAAGTCTATAGCACGAAAGTATAACATTGCTGTTGTGTTGATTGCTCATCAGAGAAAAGCAGGTAAAGACCAAGTACAGGATGACACTTTTGACAATGATACTGTTTCTGGTTCTGCTGATGTGACAAACAAGGTGGATATAGTGATCAGTTATTCCAGGGCAAAGGAAGAAGAACAACAAGATTCTAATCTGCAAGTAGGGAAGAACAGATTGGTTGGAACATTGCGTAGGGGAAACAACTCAATCAAGATGATGTATTCTCCGAAGACGAAAAGAGTGTACGAAATGAGAAGTTTAGATAAGCACTATGGATGGGAAAAAGAAGGTACGGAGAACATAGTCGAAATCGATGTTCCATTTTAAGGCTATTTTTAGACGATTCTACATGGGTCTAAATTCGGATGGACAATTTATCGTCTGAGATTGTGGAAGCGGTATTTGATGCCTTACAAAGCGAAATAGATGTATTCCTGTGGCAAATCTAATTTAATCAGTGAGAAAAGAGGTACGGAGATGGGATTGAACAGACAGATGCGAAGACAACAAACACGACAGAAAATGCAAGAGTGGGTGCGTGATGGAACGGCAGAACGGGTGCGAAAGTTATCGGTGAATGGCATTACTGCTGACGACCTGGATACTGCCCGTAAAAACGGGTACGAAGAAGGATACAGATACGCATCATCTGCTTTCTTTAAAGTGATGTATGCTGCCATTGCCAAGGAACTTCACGAAGCAGGTAACAGCGTTGAAGAGATCGTTAGTTTTCTGCATGAGGTAGACCACAGGGTAGCAGTAATGTTTGATGCTGACGAAGAAATTGACGAAGTGTTTGACCTAATTGGGGTACGGATCAACGTTTACGACAATTCAATCGATAGAATAAGTGAGGTTGTTAAAGATGAGTGAAAAACAGGTACGGAAACTGAAAACCAGGTGCTACTATACGGACTATGTGAACCACGCAATCAGGTTTTATTTGTCTACACCGGAATCGATACGGACGGAAGGAAAGCGAAAGGCAGACATTGATAATTGGATTGCGGTGCAAGCAGTGTTTCACGGTCTGACAGATGAACAAAAACAGGTACTGACGGAGGTTTATAAAACGCATTACCGGCTACCGGAAGCTGTTAGGATCTACTGCGAAAAAACGGGTACGGATGAGACAAAACTGTGGATCATGATTACAAAAGTAAGTTCTGCTATAGCAAAACGCAGAGGACTTGTCTGAAAGTAGGTACGGACATAAAAAACCGGAGAAATCAATCTCCGGTTTTCCTTTTTGCTATATCAACCATAAAGTCTATCCATTCCTGCTTATGCTCTGGACTATATATCCCGTATTCTTTTGCAATACGCTTTTTGTTTTTGACAACTGCAAATGTAGTGGCACAGTATGGAGCATTTTCATCATTGACAACGTAAACATTATACCCATCTTTACTTCCTAACAACCGTTGCATAATATCCTCCTTCCAGGATAGGTACGGATAAGCAATACGAAAAAATAGGTACGGATAAGCATTTTACGGGTTTCTGATTAACCATTCGCTGATAATCAGTTTAGCCAGGGAGCATGGATCTTTGCCCATTTCATCTGCTTTTTCCTGTAGCATTTCCTTGGCAGCATCGCACATGGAAACCGGAACAGAACCGGAAATATTCTGACGGATTAACTGTTTGATATAACCCTGCATTGACGGAACTGTTGACAGCTTTTCGATAATGTCAGCATCAGTTCCACAATTCAGTTTTAAAGCGTACATCCTGCAATGCTTAGAATCATACCTTGCCTGTCTGATTGTTGCCTTATTCGCCATTTCAAATTACCTCCAATATCATAAGTACAAACCTATAATAGCATACTGTTTTTTGGATTGCAAGCCTGAATTTTGCCAGAGAGCAAAACCAGGATTTTTATTTTTGAAAATGTTGCAAAAGTGTTACATAAGTGATAAAAAATGTAACAAAAAATAAGACATATCTTTATAAATTTTGCACCTACTAACATAGTAGATTAATACCTATACTATTATAAAAAGATAATTGCAAAGAAAAATATAATTACAATATACTTGTCATTCGCATTGTAGCATATCAAAATTGCGTTTTGTAATAAAGAATGATATAGAATACGTTGTTATATTGCAAACGTTTGAAATCGCTTGTTTTTGCCTGTTTTTGTTTGTGTTATATTCCAGGATCTAACAACCGGAAAAACACAACAAAAAACAACCGGACATTTTATCCGGTTGTTATATGCTTTTATTGCCTTTATGATATTTTCTCAATATAGTTTATTGCCTTTGATAACTTGTTAAAAGCATATTTATATAATCTGTTTGTTTTTGTGATAATATCGTCAACTGATAACAACGGATGACAGCTTTTATAAATATTAATTGCGTTTTGTACTTGCTGCAAAACATCCTCAATCATATAATGTCCGTTTTTATACGTTTGAATTATTGCGTTTATTTTTGCGATAACTTGGTTATATTCCATGTTATAATACCTTCTTTCTGTATTAATAAAAAGTGTAAACAATCGTTTCGGTTGTCTCTGTTTTTTCATGATATATAGGTTTACTATAATTCATCATGCGAACAATTGAACAAGGTATATTTTTCTCTGTATAGCATTCTCTTTTTACCTTTGTATCGACAAAATAATTTATTTTTGTTCCGTTGCCTGTCAATTCAACAATTATCTTTATGATTTTATTGTTTCCCTGTATTTCCTGCATTGTAAACCTTTCCAGGTTGTTTATTTTGTTCGCTAACTGATTGACTGTAATATACATTTTATTTTACCTTCTTTCTTTTTATATCCATTCAATTTTTTTATGTTTTAGCCCGTACAATGTTCTATATCTGTTTTTCGCTTGCCTTTCTGTATATCCAATAAATTTGTGATAAGAAAACCCTTGTACATGTATTTCAATAAATTCGTTGTAATGATATACAAAACCGTAATATTTCATGTTTTTTCCTTCTTTCTTTTACTTGGCATAAACAGCCTTTGTCTTTCTGTCAAAAGTTACGATAATTCCAAGCCCTGTGTATTGGATTTTCCGTACCTGCCTTTTTCTTTTGAAAATGTACCTAACTGTCAATTCTTCCGTTAACAACGCTGATATCTTTCCAGGATCTGTTATAACGTTTATCGGTTGCCATTTTCCATTTACTTTCTGTTGTAATGTTCTACTTGCGAATGTCATTTTTTTATACCTTCTTTCTTTACTGATTGTTTATAATTTCACATAATGCAGGATATAACGGATCTGTTTCAGCTTTGTATTCTGTGCTATGTTCAATGAACAAGACATATTCATAAGTCGCACAAACACCGCATTTTTCGCAATGCTGATTTTTATCTATCCCACATTTACAGATATAAACCTTCTTTCCTGCTGCTTTTAATTTGTTGTATGCGCTTATGATATAATCGCAATGTCCATAATTAAAACCGATACCAGGGATAACACTTTTTACAATGTTAGCGTTTTTCATGTCATCAAAAAGGTTTTCATACTTTTTAATTTTTGTATATGTCCATTGCCTGTATGTCATGATTTCCTTGGCGATGTCTTGCCACATTTCCGCATATTTTTCGGAATTGCTTGTGTTAAAATCCCCTGCTGCATGTATCCTTGTTTCCCCCCGTCCGTTATATTCCAATTGTGCCATGATACAATTCTTTACAAAATCCAAGTGATTGTTTACTAAATAAGTATTTATAACCATTGACCGGACGGCTGTTTTTTGCCTATAATGTCCGGTTTTTGCGTAACAGCCTTTACAATCACAAACACATGTGCCTTTTACTTCATAGTCTTTTCCGTTGACCGTTGCTTTGTATGTTCCCGTACCAGGCAACAGAGAAAAGGTAAAAACCTTTTTCCCTGTTTTGTCGTTACCTTCTTTTAACAATTCGCATATCATTCCAATAGGGGAAACAATTTTACCGTTTTTGAATTCAATGTCATATTTTGCGTAAAAATCTTTTTTTGTTAACTTTCTCATTTTATTATACCTTCCTCTCATAATATCGAATTAAAATAGTGAAACAACCGATAATAAATTACTTTTCATATACTGCTTTATATCCGTTATCATAGTACACTGTTAACCTTGTGTTTTCAGGAACAATGCGAACGATATAACCTGATTTACCGATATAGTGATAATACAAGTCGCAAGCTAACATTCTCATAATAAACGTCTTGTCTTTCCGGATATCTGTCATATCCCATGTTTTCCCGTTTCTGTGGTATGTTTTCCGTCTGCTATAATCCATTGTTCTATACCTGCCTTTCAATTATTTTATGTCAATTACACTGATGTAATATTGACCGTTGTTCAGAAAACGACTATATATCCCTGCTGTTTCCATTTCTTTCAATCTTTCATCTGTTAGATATCCGATAAAAGCTAAACCTTCCAATTCATGCATAGCACGATTAAAAAGTTTATTCTGTTCTCTTTCGGAATATTGACTATCTGTTGACCGGATAATGCATTCGATTGAAAAATCAAAATAGTCTCTGTTCCCTGTCATGATTTCCCATGCGTTGTTCAGCAGGGTGTCATAACTCATGCTTTTAAAGGTTTCATTGCGTTTCATGTCCGGTTACCTTCTTTCTGTATAATATCATAGGTATAACCCTACTATATAATATCATAGGTTTTCCCCTATTACAATAGGAAACAAAGATATTTTTATTGATTTTTTTATTTTTTTTCTATATTTTTATTATGAAAAAATAAACCTGCTGCAAGGCAGGGAAAAGAAGGGATTGAACACTATATGCCAAGACAGAAAAAAATAAATAATGAATTAATTAATCAAAAAAATAGTGAAAATGGAAACCTGGAAACACAACGGAAAAGAGGAAGACCGAAAGGCAGCAAAAACAGTATCAAAATAACAAGGCAGGATAAACAACCGACAACGGAACAAGGCGAAAACAAAAAATATCTGTTGCATGATATAAAACTTTCTTCCCTTCCTGCTATAGATATAAACGACAATCCACAAGTAGAACAACGTATAAACGACTATTTCCTTTTATGTGCTGATGATGACATAAAACCTTCTGTTGCGTCGCTTGCCCTGGCTTTTGGCTTTTCCCGTTTTACTTTGTTTGATTTTATAGCAGGAAGGAACAAGACAATTACAAACAAAGAATGTATCCTCACGTTGAAAAAAGCATATGATAGAATTAATAGTTATTATGAACATATGATGAATAACGGGAAAATTAATCCGGTGGCAGGTATATTCCTTATGAAGAATAACATGGGATATAAAGACACAACAGACCATATCATAACAGCTAACAACAATACAGATCCGACAACAGAGGATATAACAAGCAAGGCAGGGTTATTAGATTGACATATAGACAGAATCTATAGCAAGCAACTATTCGTAAAATTACTGTTTAGCGAATAGTTGAATACTATATGTTGTATAGGTAAAAGATAGGTATACTATATATAGAATATAACTATTCTATGCATTGTTTTATGTATATTATTCAGTAATATTTATATCCTTTTCCCTGTATATCTATTGCCTATTTGTTGTTTATTGTTTATTGTTCACTGTCTTTTATTATGGATCTATTATCTGTTTTTATCCGATACAATGCCTGGTTTATATCTATATACCCTGTGGGGAAATAGGTAATATAATAAGCGACGGGGGTAGTAGTAAAAATAAATTTTAAAGAAAAAAGAGAGTTATATGGGGGAGTAGTACTATTACTGTTATAAAAGGGGGTATAGGTATAAATAGTAGTATAGAAATAGAAGTACATACTGCTTAATATAGATTTGATATAAAAAGGGTTATAATAGTTGATATATAAGGGTTTATAAGAGATATATAATATAAAAACAGAGTTATTTCTTTCTTTTCTTTGTATACTTTCTTTTCTTTCTTTAGTTATGGATAAATATATAAGGATGGTGATAATGGTGACAGAGTTAGAAAAGATGATAAAGAGTTATGGATTGCTGATGGGTAAGAGTGATTATGAGTATGCGTATTATGCGTTAAAGAAAGCATGGGAGATAGAAAAGAGTGACACTGTTTATAAGTTAATAAAAGAGTTCAGGTCTGTTATAGTTCATGTAGTGGGTATGCAAGAGTTGGTTAAAAGGGCATATCTGATAACTGCCAGGGATATCTTTGATGACTTTATGATATATCTTGAGTGGAACAGACCGTTGGCACAGCAGTATTGGTTGCCAAGGAGGAAGAAACTACTGTTTGTGGCAGAAGCATTACAGGCATTAGAGAACGATGAGTTAGATGAGCTATTTCTTAGTATGCCACCAAGGGTAGGGAAGACAACGCTTGTACTGTTCTTTGTCTTATGGATTATCCTTAGAAACAGTGAGAGAAGCAATCTATACTGCTCATATACAGACAGTGTGGTCACGGTATTCTATAAGGGTCTGCTTGAGATCCTAAATGACCCTATCACTTACCTGTGGCGAGAGATTTTCCCTGAGTGTAGTGTGGCAAGCACAAATGCAAAGGACTTACTGCTGAATATCGACAGAGAAAAGCGGTATGCATCCTTTACGGGCAGGTCATTGTATGGAACACTCAACGGTGCTTGCGATTGTAACGGGTATGAGATAGCAGATGACCTTATCTCCGGTATAGAGGAAGCCATGAACAAGGATCGGTTGGCAGGTGCATGGGCAAAAGTCGAGAACAACTACCTACCCCGTGGCAAGGAAACCGCAAAACACCTGTGGATCGGTACAAGATGGTCGCTTGTTGACCCACAGGGCATGAGAGTTGAACTGCTTCAGAACGAACCGAAGTTCGCATCTGTCCGGTGGAAACAGATAAACGTACCTGCTCTTAACGAGAACGATGAGTCCAACTTCGACTATGCGTTCGATGTGGGTTTCTCCACCGAAGCGTATCAGCAGCGAAGGGCATCATTTGAGCGTAACAACGATATGGCATCATGGTATGCTCAGTACCAGGGTGAACCGATTGAGCGTGACGGTGCTGTTTTCTGCCCTGAGGACATGAGGTTCTACAACGGTGTGCTACCGGAAGCAGATCCTGACCGCATTTTCATGGCAGTTGACCCTGCTTGGGGTGGTGGTGACTTCGTTGCTTCCCCTGTCTGCTATCAGTATGACCATGACATCTTTGTGGCAGATGTGGTCTACGACAACAGAGACAAAAAGTTCACTCAACCGCATATTGTTGATACTGCTATCCGTCACAATGTCCAGGCAATCCATGTTGAAGCGACAAAAATGACGGCAGAGTATGCTGATGGCATCAATGATGAACTGAAAGCGAAAAACCACAGGGTAAATGTCGAGAAAACAACCAAGCATTATACCGGAAACGGAAAGCTGCAACGAATTTTCGACAAAGCACCTGACATCAGAGAGCATATGGTCTTCCTGGAGGAAGGGAAACGCAGTAAAGAATACGAACTTTTCATGCAGAATGTGTATTCCTTCTCCATTACGGGCAAGAATAAGCACGATGATGCCCCTGACTCTCTCGCAATGGCAATAAACATGGCACTGTTTGGTGGCAATGAGATAAAAATTGTCAAAAGAATGTTCTAAAACCGAACATTTCCGGCCGTTACATGACTAAATGTTCGTGTTTTTGCCAAATAACCGATAAAAATAGAGAAAATCAGACAAAACACTATTGACAATTGTATTTTATCTGTTCTATATTCACAGTGAGGACTTTCCATAGTTCTTTTCCTCCTGATGCACAGGGCAGGTTGGCACTCCTCCCTGTCCTGTGTCGGAGGTATCAACGCATGATTGCGATTCGTTCGTGATCGTGCGTTTTCTGTTATGGGGGTGAAACGGATGTCGGAAACCAATGAGGTTAAAAATAGCAGTGTTAATTCAAGGAATCTGTTTGGCAGACGGGTCATCTTCTCAACAGAACCTGTTATCACAGACAAGAATATCGTGAATGTGGTGGAACAGGCATACCTGAATCATCTGAAAAACAGAGATGAGATTCAGTTTCTGTGGGATTACTACAAGGGTAAGCAGCCGAGTCTGTACCGTACCCGTGAGATCCGTAACGAACTGACTCAGCACATTGTTGAGAACAGGGCAAACGAGATTGTGTCATTCAAGGTCGGATACATCGCAGGGAAGCCGATTCAGTATATCTCCTCTGCTTCTGGTGACAATGTGTCTGCCGTTGTCAACAAACTGAATGACATGATGCGTATTGTCGGCAAGGCAACGAAGGACAGGGGACTGATCGAATGGTGCATGATCGGTGGTATTGGCTACCGCTATGTTGTGCAGAATATGAATCCTCTGCTCAAGACACCGTTTGACCTCTATACGCTTGATCCTCGCAG